CCGCGATGAGGTTGAGACCACCGATGATGGCGGGGACTGCGGAGCGAATACTTTCAGGGAATTGCTCTTGGGCAAAGTTTGCCGTACCGGTGATGGTCGAGAGTACGATAACGGGGAGTGTAAAACGCATACTCAGGGTTTGAAACATCAAAAATGCTTGGTAGTTCATGTATCTGTAACACGCCGCGGCTTCACCCCAGTCCTGGAGAACTTTTTCTTGCTGGGTGTGCCACTTTTTTGGCGCATCTGGTTTTTCGATATCTTTTGGGAAACCCACGATCATATTGTTCTCACTATTTTCTTGGCTCATATTAATAGTAATGAACATTATATTCTACATTCACCTATTACTGTTCTTGTCTGTACTCATAGTACCATTTCTTAAAAACAAAGAGCTTTTAGAACTTTACAGTATACTTATACCATTCATATTTTATCATTGGTCAGTCAATGATGACACTTGTGCGTTAACCCAGATGGAAATGTATGTCACAGGAAACAGTAAGGAAGAGACTTTCTTCGGGAGAATCATGGGACCCATCTACAAGATGGATGACACGGACGCAAACAAACTACTAAAAACTGTCATGTTTGGTTTGTGGTTGCTCGTGCAATATAGATTGGGTAGAATAGTTCTCGCCTAAGTCAAGTGTGTCCATACTAAAAATCAAAACAAAAAATATGCCTTCTTACGCTCCAGTTTACGATTACAGATGGGGATCCGGTACCAACACGGTGACAGATCGATCTATTTTACATAGTGCACGAAAGTTCTTAATCGTAAATGGGAGAAAGCGTGAAATCAATTACATTCCTAGAATAGGTGATCACGGGATTCACGGGGGTGTTTTGCAGATCATGCGTGGTCAACGTGTTATCAACTACCATTAGATAAAAAATAGATGTTATGTATGTAATAATGGATTACAAAGAACCAAAGAAACGCGTCACCAAAAATGACAAGAAACATAGTAAACAGGTGTACTCCAGTAAACACGTGAGAATTAAGACCGATATATTATTAAAATCTAAGACTAATAATAATGAAGTCCAAAACTAAACACACGGCTTTGCTTATAACCATATTTGTTTTGCTACTCATAATTTTGTATATGCTCACGACTCCTCCTAAGATTCAGCGCATTCACACGAGAGAAAGGGTCGAAGTTCCAGTTCAGATCCCAGTTGAAAAAGAGTTCAGATCACCTCCAATCAAGGAGTACAAGCCCGAGCATGTGCAGCAGATGGGTGTTTTGCTGGGAGAAAATAACGAGACGCTTCCTCTCTATGGCAAAGAAGTTCGTGGGCGACGCGATAGATATCATTACTACACGGTAACACCCGGTGATCAGATGTATTCTCTTCCAGTGTCTATGGGTGAAAGAGACTGCATGGATGATATTGGATGTCAAGAAATTTACGGGAATGAAACCGTAAACGTGTTAGGTCAGTCTGGTGACTTTTCCGCGAAATTGTATCGAACTGATAACTTCTTTTAGGCTTTATCTTCTTCTTTTTTAGGAATCGCCGCTAGTACGCGGTGATAGGTATCCAAAGTTACTAAACACGATAGAGCCACACACGCGCCTAAAGACGCGAACCCAACTGGTTTCAATGGTACTGGAACCCACAATCCTATGAACTTCTTTCTCATTATGTTTGTTATCATGATGCAGCAGCATAGGATACACAAAGCTGACATGGAATAGTGTTTGTTCTTGTCGAATGGTACAGTTGGACTGAATGCATCCTGACCCGGTATGATATTTATACCTAGTAGATTAAGTATTGGCAATATCAAAAAGATCATTTATATTTACACAGATTTTATATTGAGACCAAACTCAGTATTCATGAACTTAATCGCGTCAGGCATGTTTGGGTGACTCCATAAGAGCCACCTGGACCAAAAACCAGCGGTCTTCAAACCCGAGATTCCCCAATCCTCGAGTTTGCTCCGTCTCAATCGTAACATTCGCTCGTGCACACGTTCTGGATCACTAAATTTACGCGTGTCTCCACCTCCGTGTCGTAAAACATAGAGTCTCATTCTCATGGGATCTTTGTGTATGGTATAGTCAGTGTATCCCTTACCACCAAAGTCTACGTGATCACCGTTAGGAAATGTGACCCTATATTTTTTATCACGGATCGGACTTTTTTTGAGAGTGACTCTCATTATTATTTATATCCGAAAAATTTTACAAAAAAATTATTTTTATTTTTAAAACTTTTTTCTTTCAAAAGAAAGTTTTAAAAAAAATATTTTTTTTTCTAAAAAATTTCTGAGATTATAAAAAAATTATTTTTATTTTTAAAACTTTTTTCTTTCAAAAGAAAGTGTAAAAAAAAATAAAATTTTTTATTCATTTTTTTCGAGAAGACCACTAAATAAATTTAGGATATCGGTGAAGTAGTCGAAGGATGCACCCACGAAGTTACCTTCATAGTTTCGTCTCAGTATGTTATTGGTATCATAAACAACGAACAAAGCAAACAGGGGTATGATGATTTCCGTGTATTTCTTACCGGAGAATAACCTTAACAAAATCAAACCTATCAGTGTTACGAACAACACAGAACCGAGTGCACGAAGATCGTACCCGAGCATGTATGTGATGATACCGAGTGTAAACATGGCAATGAAAATCGTGACTGCATCGAGAAGTGCTTCTTTCGCGTCTTTCTTACCTCTCACACCCAAGAACATACCCGCGACGGCGGACATGGCGGTGAAAAGCATGAATCGCGTGATGATATTCTTGGTGAACGCGAACATGAGAAGTGCGACGAACCACGCGATCATGTATGTGAGTGCATTCTTGGCGAACGCCTCACTCATTTTTGGGTCTTCTATGGTAGCTTTCGCAAAGCCATATGTCACGAGTGACTGAAATATCAAGTTTGCGAAAACCTTGGATAGGAACATTCTATTAATATACACATCTAAATTAATTTAGTTTTTCAAGAGCGCGTAGTGGTGGTACAAGTGTATACCATTGATGTACAAACCAACGGCGAGTGGGAAAAGAAGACCTGGACGCTTCTTGTATACGGCTGGGAGTGCCATGAGAACGGCGAGGAGCATCATCGAAAAATAGATCACTGGTGGTGCAATCAATCCGGTCTGCGTCCTATTGAGACCCATGAAGAAACGCTTGTCGAGAGTATCGACTTCTTCGGTTGGCTCTGGTGCGTAGTATTCCTTTCCTTTATAACCTGGCATTTATTATAGATGGAGAAAATAATCAAGTGTCTCCTGTTTCCAATCGTGATGATAGCGTTCGATTACTTTAAGAATCCGATCGATCGCTTATATTTTAGAAAACCACTCAGACCACTCGTGGGTATTAGAAATACGCTCATAGATATGTTATTATACAAACCATTTTACCATCCACAAGATTTTAGTGACGTGTGGATATTGCGATTATATCATAGAGAAATGCTTGAAGCCGTGTACGAAGGGATGGGTGAGGCGAAGAAGTACTATTTCCACGATGAAGATGCATGGTTTGAGAATACGGATAAGTATTACTATTACAAACTCGAAGATTTCCCACTCATAAAAAGGCGCGTAGACATGATGCCGAGTGTTGTGGGTGGTATGATAGCCGTAATGGATGGCCCGATATCTATTCCGCCTCACCGTGCGGAACACAACTTATATCTTCGATACCATCTCACGCTTGAGGGTACGAGCAAACTCGATACTGAATTTGATACACACGAACATAAGGCGGGAGAAGATTTCATTTTCGATCATTCGAGGTACCATAAAGTTGAAAAGACCACGGATGATAGAAGGATTGTACTTATTTTAGACATTAAAAGATTTTAACATACGAGATGGTGTCTACACACGGCTTCATATGATTCAGAACCACCCACGAATTCTACTTCATCCGTGTATACGGTGCGTTTCGTGAATGGACCCAGTGTACCATCTTTACACCTCATGCACAAAGCTGATAGCTTCGTAACACTTTCTGCTACAGGTATGCACTCTAAAATTTCACCAAACTTATCTTGTTTATAGTCAGCATCTAGACCCGCAACGATCACTGTCTTTTTTAGAAATAAACACATGTGTACAAAATCTTTGAGATTAGTAAAAAACTGCGCTTCATCTATAGCGACGACTTCCGAATCACAAAATCCTTCATTCAATAGTGTGTCTGCGAGGTGATTTACTTTTATGCAATCAAATTCTACTTCATCGTGTGTATGAATCACTTGTTCTGCAGACCTCGTATCTTTTGCGGAGTTTATCACAGATATCTTCTTACCTAGAACCTTGTATCTCTTAAGACGCCGGATCAGCTCCGACGTCTTACCAGAAAACATGTTGCCTATGATTATTTCGAGACTCATCTTATCCAAATCTAGACTTTTTTGTTTAACTAAGTCAAAGGTTGAACACCTAAAATTAAAGATGATTCACAGGGCGTATTATAACGGACAAATTGGGTTGTACTGCACTGAAACTGGTCGTGTTAAATTTGGTGACAAAGTGTTTCACAGCATTGAAGAAGCGATTAAATTTTTCGGAAAGTAAAGTATGGCGAAGATCATCACGGCACAGTTTCTCACTTGGAAACTCATGGAGTTAGATACGAACACACGGATTAAACGCACGAAGATGCGACCACCTGTGAAATGCTGTCCACACTGCAGAGACAAGAAGTATGTGTATAACCCAAAGACAGATTCATACAACGCGTGTCGTAGATGTAACAAGGAGGAAAAGAAGGACTATAATTGGTTTGACCTTTAGATTAAATCTGTATTATAAGTAAGATGACCCTCACCGATCAGGAAATATCTAAGAAAGTTCGCGAACTGCGAAGAACAAAGGGTCCAGTATACGCACCCCTTAAATATTTCAGAGGGCTCAAGACACTCAAGGACGTAGAAACTAGATACATGAAAATGAAAAAGAAAACATACACGAAATTCTCTACCGATAAGAACGTGAAAACGCGCACCTCCTCGTACACGAAACGATTCCGCGAAAAGTACCCGAACGCGAAGTCCCTCCCCGAAATAGCGAAGGCAACGAAGATACCACTAAAGACACTGAGAACCGTGTACGATCGAGGACTCGCCGCGTGGAGAACCGGACACCGACCGGGCGCTTCTCCACAGGCGTGGGCATATGCGAGAGTGCATAGTTTTGTTATGAAAGGTAAGACGTATTACACGGCGGATAAAGATTTAACCAGTTCTGCGTCTTAATGTACCCCTGCGTTCATAAGTTGCAAGTTTATTTCTATTAGTTGCTGCTGCATCTACCTTTTTAATTATTTCGTTTGCGGTTAGTTTTCCGTTATCGTATTGTTTGAGATAACCATTTACGAATACGTTATTTAGTTTTCGTTTTCGTATTTGCATCTCTAATTTTTCTCGAGCCGTGTTATTTTCCCATGTTACTCTTTTTTTAGGCATCGAAGGTCTCTGCTTAGCTGGTCTGGGTGGGAGTGTCACTTTACTACCTGGTGTAGCTGACCGTTCAGTATTGTTACCCGATTGGGTATTGTTCATCATAGGTGGTGTATTTAAAATTGTACTAAATCCATAAATGGTCAGACCACTCTTAGCATTTTTAGCTCCAAGTTTACTTACATCTTCTATAAATAGTTTCGGGGATTGTCCAAATAGATGACGTTGTACATATCCAGACATACCAACAAATGCACCATCAAATGTAGCTCCACAAATATTTTTATTAAGTTGTTTTTCTATCGCCGATACTACTAAAATTTGCATTAAATCACCAAACAACTTTGATATTTTATCACCCGGTGTGTTTGAATTTCCGGCATTAGCTTTTTTAACACTCGTTTTAATTTCTTTACCATTTAAGAGGTATTTAAATCCGGAATTTTCTTCCTTCATTTCTATTTTGATCACGCCACCAAAATTAAATGTAAATTTTTGAAGATTAAACCTAGTTGATGGTATTTCATTAGAATTGAATAGTTTTGTTTGTAAAATGTCTATCAAACCACCGGGTTTACCCATACCACCCCTCGTTTTATTCTGACCTCTACCTGGATCGAGTAAATTTGGTAGAGTAACGAATCGTTTAACAAATTTTTGTTCTTTTGTACCACCTTGTGCTACATATATAGAATTATCTATAAGTTTAGAGAAACTATTAAGGCTACTTTCTGAATCTATGCACAAATGTATCGTATTAGCACCTGGTTTTCTGAGTCTGGATATACTACGGCCAATGTCGCGTTTTGGTATATGTATACGTTTACCGGATTTCCATAGATCTGCAAAGTGTTCTTTGTGTTTCCGTTCCAATTCACCTGCAATTGTTATATCAACTTGTTGTTTATTTGTGTATTTTATTATTTCATATTTTAAGAGTTTTTTTACCAATTCGGATTCTTTATTGAATTTTACATTCTTGTTATCTGTAAGTCGTTTTGCTATATCACCTTCTAAAAAACTGGAAAATCCATATTGATCTTTAGTCAATAGATCATCATGTTTAAGATCTCCCCATATCATAAGCAGAAAATCGTGAACTACATCTTTTTCATTAAAATTATATGTAGTTTTTTTAACTGTGAATGATCTTTTAATGAGTACGTTAAGTTTTTCTTTAAGAAGGGATTTAGTTTTGTTGAGGTTTTTGGGTATTATTTGTTGGGTACCTGGGACGTTTTTCTGTGCACTTATCATGGCGACAGCAATTGTTCTTTTGTTTTTATTAGTCTGTTCATTTCTCAATTTAGCCAATTGTTCAAAAGTAACCTTTGGTCTATAATTTTTTTTAACTGTTTTTCTTATTTTATTGGGATCGTTATACGTTATTCCTACTTCATGTGCAATTTTTATTGCCGTTTTAATTGGTATTTTCATGGGACTTATCCCCGATTCTAGTTGTTTCTTACCCAATAGTAAACGCTGACTTTTAGTAAGACCATTGTTACTTGCTTTTGATTTAGGTGCGGTCTTTGTCTTGGTCGCGGTCTTTGTCTTGGTCGCGGTCTTTGTCTTGGCCGCAGTCTTTGTTTTGGGTGGTATAGTTCTACCTGGCGTTTTTCGTGTGTCTTCTGGTGAGAACTTACTAGCCTGTTTTCTAATTCTACTTGTTGCAGTTCTACCAGACATCTTACATTAAACACACAAAAAAAAGTACCTAAGTCACATTGACATATCATTAAAATCACAAGACTCAGTCAAACATGAACTCTCAATCTATCGCTACCTACATCGCCAAC